GACCTCCGACACGATGTTGCCCGCGCCATCATCCGGCTGGAACTGTCGCACCTCGAAACGGACGCGGTGCCTGGAGCGGAGCCCGGCGGCCTGCATCACGACACCCGCAGGCGCCGGAACGGCGCGACAAGGCGATCAACCGTGACAGACATGGGCACGGCGGACGCCGCGCCGAGGGTCGCCGTCTCGGTAAAACGGTACTGGTCGCCGACCATCATCAGGATGGCGGCGCGCAGCGGGGCCGGCACGTCGTCAGGGTCGCCATAGCCCGCCTGATAGGTGACCGTCACTGCATCTGGCGCGCACTCCAACACCGGCAGGTCGGCCGACATGCTGATGAGCAATTGCGGGTCGCTGGCCTCGGCCAGGACGCGATAGGCTGACGCCGGCAATATGACCTCGCCGCCCGCCCCCGTGCGGCAAGAAACGGACGCGACGGACAGCACCGGGGCGAGCGCCAGCGGGACGCAGCGCCCCGCCGGCCAAAAGGCAAAGCACTCCCGCCACGTTTGCCGCACCAGGGCGCGGCCGAGGATGCCACCAAAGCCGTCGAGGTGCGTCGTCGCCGCGTCAATCGCAAGCTGGATGCGCTCATCGTGCTCATCATGATCGACGGCCAGATGTTGCTTGGCGGCGGCCATGGCGACCGGCGGCAACGCCGGGGCCGTGACGCGCAGGGGCGGCAGGTGCAGCATGGCGGGATCAGGCGTCTGGCGCGTAGCCGTAAACGGCTGGGTCGAGGCCGGAGGCGCGGATCTGTTCCAGCGTCAGTGATTGACCCGGACCTGCCGCCGGGCCGACGCCGGCGTGGTCACCGCCGGACGCCGCCTCGGGCTCCGCGCTATTACCGCCATCCTGCGCCAAAGCGGCGTTGACGACGTCGCCGCCGGCATCAGCTGGCTTTTCCGGGCCGGCGGCGTCTTTCGCCGCGTCCCGCTCTGTCTGCTTCGTCATTGTGGTGCTCCCAAACAGATTGGGCGGCCAACAGGCCGCCCGCATGCACAACTGCTCGACAGTGGCGGTCAGGCCGCCGCCATCTTCAGGACCTTGATCGTTTCGGGGTTCTGGACGCCGCCGCCGACGCGCTTCGTGGTGTAGAACATCACGTAGGGCTTGTTGCTGTAGGGATCGCGCAAAACACGCACGCCCGTGCGGTCAACGATCAGGTATCCGCGCCTGAAGTCGCCAAAGGCGATGGGGAGCGCATTCGCCGCGGCGTTTGGCATGCCCGGCATTTCGGTGACGGGATACCCGTGCAGCGTCGCCGGCTGACCTGCGATGGCGCTGGGCTGCCAGAGATAATTACCCTGCCCGTCCTTCAGCTTGCGCGCCATGCCCTGGACGGTGCGATTCATCACAAAGCGCGCGCCCAGGGTAAAGGCGGACGGCAGGGCATAGATCAGGTCCAGCAGTTCGTCCGAGGTGAATTCGGTGGCGGAAGCCGCGTTTTTCACCTCGATCGCGCCGAGCGGATTGACGGCAGCAGCCGAACCGCCCGTCACAAACGTCAGAAAACCGCGCGGCTTGTTGGTTCCGTCGCCCGAAATGAAGGCCAGCCCCTCCTGGCGGGAAAACTCCGCTTCGACCTCGCCGGACAGCCACTGCTCCAGATTGATCTGGGCGTCATCCAGCATCTGCTGGGTGGCGGCCGGGTTGGCGTACAGTTCGCCCGGTGCAAACGTCATCTGGCCGAAAGCCGGGGTGTTGGTCTGCGGCCGGGCGGCGGTTTCACCGACCCAGCCCGACGTTGCGCCGTGAAGGTTGAACAGACGCGTGAAGCCGGCGGTGGAGATGCTCTGTACGCTGGCGATCTGCCGCATGGGCGACACCTCGACCAGCTTGTCGGTAATGGTGCGATCCCATTCCACCGGCGCCAGATAGCCGCCTTCCGCATCAGCGCCCTTGTTCAGGGCCGCCTGCACGTCACCCTTGCGAAAGTGGGCGCGGAAGGCGTCGGAATATTCCTTGTCCTTTACCTCGCCGGGACCGCCGGCGCCGATCGACATGGCGGCAATTTTAGCATTGGCGGCGTCAACCGCCGCCTGCAGTTCGCCGACGCTGGAGTTGATGCGCTCCAGCTTTTCCGAGGTGACGACATCATCGAGCCGCCGGGAAAGCTCATTGTCCTTCTCGGCGGCAGCGGCCTTGAAGGCCGCGAAATCGGTATTGAGCGACGCGATAAGCGCCTTGATATCGTCACCGGCGTGAGCGCGCACGGCGATGAGCCCGCGCGTCAGGGCGCGGGGCGAAACATGCTTGGACATGGTGAATATCCCGAAAGGTTATGAACGGATGGTGGAGCGCAACTGCTCAAGCATTGCGCGGATGCCGTCATCGCCCGCTACGGCAGGGCCGCCGCGCGCTACGGCAGCGCGGCTCATCAGATCGCCGATGGCGCTACGGCGCCTGTCACGCGACCAACCGGCCCTGGCAAGGCCGTGTTCCACTTTTTGCACTGGCTTCAGGTCGCTGGACGCCTGCGCGGCGGCGCTATCCTCGACCACGGCGTCAGCCGGCAGAAACCCGGTGGCGAGGCCGGCGGCAACCGCCTGCTCACCGTTAAACCACGTTTCGCCGTCCATCCATTCGACCGCCTTGGCCTTCGGCACACCGGCGCGCTCCGAATAGACGGTAGCCATGGCGTCGTCGAATGGCTCCATGGTCTTGGCGGCGGCAGCAAGGTCATGCCGATTGCCGACAGCGACAACCCATGCGTTGTGGACCATCAGAAAGCCGGCCTTGCCGATCTGGATGTCATCGCCAGCCATGGCAATGACCGATGCGGCGGAGGCCGCCAGGGACAGCACGCGCACGGTGACCTTGCGGGGATGGGCGCGCAGCATGTTGTAGATGGCGACGCCCTCGAAATAATCGCCGCCCGGCGAATTGAGGTCGACAAACACTTCCTGATCGCCAATGGCGCGCAGGGCCGCCGACACCCGCTTTGAGGTGATGCCGCCGCCGGACCACCAGTCGTCGCCGATCACCTCCAGCATGGAGATGGTGTTTTCCGGCGACTGCGCCGCGCGAAGGCCCGGCTGCCAATGGTCATCAAAGGCGCGTTCATCCGGCGCGAAGGCGCAAACATCCGGCAGCCGGTGGGCTGCGATTTCAGGGAGCTTTCTGAGGGTCATCACCCTGTCCTTTCGCTTGTCCCATCGGCTGCGGCAGATCGTCGCGGCGCGGCAGATCGAGCCAGCCCCGCACCTCATCGGGATGCAGGAATGGCTGATGGCCGCCAGCGCCGAGGCCCTTGGCAAAAAAGTCCGCCTGATCCTTCATGGATCCGCGCAGCAGCCCGGCCGGGTTGAATTTTGCTTCGAATTCATCGGCTTCACGGTCGGTCAACAGCGAGCGCTCAATCGCCTGCTGCCACGCCTCGAACCAAGGGTTGAGGCCGTAACGGACGAAAAACTGCCCCAGGACGTCGATGCCAGACCCCCATGACGTGTCATCAACATTGAGCAGCGGGCGCGGCACGCCGAATGGACGGGAGATTTCCTCTCCCTGGAACCGGCGCTGCTCAATGTGCTGGTTGTCGCGCCCGGTCTGGGAGAACGGCTTTGCGACCAGGCCCTCCTCCAGAATCAGCCACTTGCCGGCGTTCTCCGCGCCAGACATGCGCTGTTCCATGCTGTCTTTCAGCCGATTGAACGCTTCCAAAGTCAGGTTTTTCGGCGCTTCCAGCGCGCCGCCGGTCAACATGCCGTTGCGAAACAGCCGCGCCGCCGCCGTCTCCGCCTGAATAGCCAGACCGATCGCCTCGGCCGCCATCTTGACCGTGGACAGGCCGGAAATGCCGTCGTCGGACAGGCCGCAGCGCAGGTGGAAAACATCAGACTGCGCCAGCACCGTCTGGCCGCCATCGGGGCGCTGGTAGACATACTCCAGCGACCAGTCGTTGCGCTGGCGTGGCAGCACGCGGCTGGTTTGCAGGGGGACCAGCTGAGTGATGCGCGGGCCGCTGCGAACAATCAACGCGAAGGCGTCGCCGCGCTGACCGTCGTCGCTGGCGCCCAGGGCGCGCTGCTGCATGAGCGAGCGAAACTCAAAGGCGGTCTGCCAGGCGTTCGGCCGCCGATGCAACACCCGGAACAACGGATGGTTTTCGGCTTTCTCGCTAGTTTTCCGGTTGACCAGATGCAGCGGCAACATGCCGATCGAAAACGCGTGCAGCGAGACACAGCGCAGCACCGTGGTGTTGCGCATGGCGACCTTCGGCGAAACCGTGATCCCGGCTTCGGTCATCGCACCGCCGCCGGAGCGGAGGAACTCGTAAAAGCGCGGATCGTCAAAGCCGGTAAAGACGGCAGCTTCGCCGGCCATGGCGGAAACGCGCGGCGCAGCGTCGGCCGCCGGCGCGCGACGAAAGAGATTGAGCAAACCCATGCGTCAGACCATCAACAGGCCGCGCGTTTCGTAGACAGACGGTCCATTGGCGGGCTCCGGGTTGCGGCTCATCAGGTCGAAAGCGTTAAGCAGGGCAATGAGCGGGTCGATTTTCGCCGCGCCGGAAACCTGCTTGGTGATCAGCGTGGCGGAGCCGCGCAGTTCGGTGCGGGCGTTGCTGACGGCCCACGCCATCAGCGGCTGGCCGCAGTGCTTGAGGGTGCCGTCTTTAAGCTTGCGCGCCGCGCCCTTGATGACGCCGGACAGGCGATAGCCCTGCGGCACGGCGGCGATGCACTCGCTGGGGATGTCGCGGGCGGCGAGCGCATCGAGGATGGCGGCGATGCCTACCGCGTCGACACCGATCCCGGCCCGTTCCGGCAACAGGCCGGCCTTGTGCAGGCGCAGCACGATATCCGCGACCTCGGCGACGTCATCATTCTCCGCAACGGCATCCACATCATCGCCCGGAGCCGGAGACTTTTCGGCGATGTCGACAAAGGTAAAATCGCCGTCCCGCTGGAAATCACGCAGCTGCGAGACGATGCCCTCGCGCAGTTTAACGATGCCGTTGTCGGCCCACGCCCTGCCCCAGGCGATCCAGCGGCGGCTCCCCTTCTCGCGGCCGAGAACCACAAGGCCCAGCAGGTCATCAAGGCCGCCGCCGTCGATGCCGACCGTCACCACGTCGCAGCGGCGCATCAGGTCATCCAGCGTCAGACCCCTGATCGCAGCGCGCTGCCAGTAATCGACGCCCTCCCACCGGTTGTTGTGGAGGGCCATGCCGATCTGGATGTTGAGGTGCTGGGACGCCCACAGCCGTTCGGCCTCATCGCCCTTGCCTTTCGCGGCGGCGTAATCCTGCCGCAGCACCACCATGGACACCGACTTGCCGAGGTTCGGGGTGACC